GCACAGTGACGAGCGTCGGCCTGTCGGCCCCGACCGGCTTCACCGTCAGCGGGTCGCCGGTGACGACGTCCGGCACGCTCGCGCTAAGCTTTGCGGCGGGTTACAGCCTGCCGACCACGGCCAGCCAGACCAATTGGGATACGGCGTACAGCGAGCGGCTGCAGTGGGATGGTGGATCGACCAATCTGGTGGCCGCTACCGGTCGCGCGTCGCTTGGCGCGACGACGGTCGGCTCCAACCTATTCACGCTGACCAATCCCAGCGCAGTGACGTTCCCGCGCTTTAACGCCGACAACACCGTCAGCGCGCTGGACGCGGCGACGTTCCGCACGGCGATTGGCGCGGGTACGGGCAACGGCACGGTCACGAGTGTTGACGCCACGGCCGGCACCGGCATCTCGGTGTCCGGCGGCCCGATCACGACGTCGGGCTCGATCACGATCACCAACACCGCGCCGGACCAAGTGGTATCCCTTACCGGCGCGGGCACGACATCGGTCACGGGCACCTATCCGAACTTCACGATCACGTCGAACGACGCGTTCACGGGCACGGTCACGAGCGTGGCCGCCACGGCGGGGACTGGCATCTCCATCACCGGCTCGCCGATCACGACGTCCGGCACGCTTACGATCACCAACACCGCACCGGACCAGATCGTCTCGATCACCGGCGCTGGCACGACGTCGGTCACGGGCACCTACCCCAACTTCACCGTCACCTCGAACGACGCGTTCACGGGCACCGTGACGTCGGTTGATGGCTCCGGCGGCACGACGGGGCTGACCCTTTCCGGCGGCCCGATCACGACGTCGGGCACGCTTACGCTCGGCGGCACGCTGAATGTTGCCAACGGCGGCACCGGCGCGACGACGCTGACCGGCCTCGTTGTCGGCAACGGCACCTCGGCGATGACCACGGTGACTGCTCCGAGCGGCGCGGTGGTCGGCACGACCGACACGCAGACGCTGACCAACAAGACCGTCGTCACGACACTGAACGCGCAGACCGGTACAACCTACACGTTGGCTGCCAGCGACACCGACAAGCTCATTACGCTGGCGAACGCCGCGTCGATCACGGTCACCATCCCACCGAACAGCTCGGTGTCGTGGGCGGTCGGTACTGCGGTCAAGTTCGCGCAAACCGGCGCGGGGCAGGTGACATTTGCCGCTGGCGCTGGCGTCACCCTTCGTGCTACGCCGGGCCTCAAGTGCCGCGCGCAGTATTCGGGCGTCGAGGCTATCAAGATCGCCACCGACGAGTGGCTGCTGGTTGGGGACTTGGCGGCGTGACGTTCAGCTTCGGTATCTGGGCAAGCGGGAGCTACAGCGTATCCGACAGCACGGCCATCGCGGTCGTCCATCAGTCGCTCTCGCCGTTTATCGTGGCGTACCCTTGGTCTGCCGGATTTGGCGCAAAATACGCCAATCCGAGTACACCCCTCGCCAGCACCGGAAATAGTGTCGCGTTTTCGCCTTCCGGAGATACTATTGCGGCGGCGCATATAGGCTCCCCTGCCATTTCTGCGTATCCTTGGTCGGCAGGCTTCGGTGCAAAATACGCCAATCCAGCCACGCTACCTTCGGGGAACGGCGTTGGTGTCGCTTTCGCGCCCTCCGGTGCGACCATAGCGGTAGCGCATTCGTCCTCCCCTTACGTCTCGGCGTATCCTTGGTCCGCAGGCTTCGGAACAAAATACGCCAACCCAGCTACTTTGCCGCCGAACGCCGGAAATAGCGTTGCGTTTTCGCCGTCAGGGGCTGATGTCGCGGTGACAAACTCGACCACAAGTCCGTATATTTCCGTGTACCCTTGGTCCGCTGGGTTTGGCACGAAATACGCTAATCCAGCGACGCTGCCCGGCATCAACGGAACTGGCGTGATGTTTTCGCCTTCTGGTGCATATCTCGCGGCGGCGCACACATCGTCGCCCTTCATTTCCGTGTACCCTTGGTCCGCTGGGTTTGGTACGAAATACACTAACCCAGCGACGCTTCCCACAGGCTCGGGTCAGGATGCTGCGTTCTCGCCTTCCGGGGCCGACATCGCTGTGGCACATTCGACGACCCCCTTCATCTCTGCGTACCCGTGGTCCGCAGGCTTCGGCGCGAAATACGCCAACCCAGCAACACTGCCTGCTGGGAACGCAAACGGCGTCGCGTTTTCGGCCTCCGGTGCGGCCATCGCGGTGGCGCACAACACGTCGCCTTACATAACGGCGTATCCTTGGTCGGCAGGTTTTGGCGTAAAATATGCCAATCCGGCCACGCTTCCAAGCGGGATCGGCAACGAATTGGCATTCAACTAGGAGCAGACAATGGTTACCGAAGACGAACACCTGAACAACCTCGTGGCTGCGGCGTATTACCGCGAGCTGGAAGTGTACCAGTACCAGCTGAACATCGACAACTACGTCGCCATGCTGGCCGCGCTGCCGCAAGACGAGTGGCCGGCGCATCTGGTCGATTACAAGGCGGCGACCGTCGAAAGCCTGCCGTGGGAGATGCCGGAGGAGGACCAGCAGGCGGTGGCTGACTACCAGTACCGAGACCGTCTGCGGTCGCTGTCGCGCACCGAGCGCGTCGAGCAGGGCAAGGCGCAGCGCGTGCTGGACGCTCTCAAGGCGCAGATCGGCCCGAACTACGACGCGCTGCTGGCGGCGTACAAGGCCAGCCAGACGGCATAACCACTCTTGGCAACGGCCCGCCTTTCGTGATACGAAGGGCGGGTCTTTGCAAGCATAGAAGATCGAGCAGTACGACATGATCGAACAACTGATTTCTCGGGTCTTCTACGCCCGCAACGTCGCCCACTTCGAACACTGGCGCGCCAAGGGCGTCGGCAGCTACGCCAAGCACGTTGCGCTCGGCAGCTTCTACGACGACGTGATCGACGGGCTCGACGCGCTGGTTGAGGCGTACCAAGGCGCGTTCGATCTTGTCGGCGACATTCCGGAGCCAGACGTTGAAGGCGAAGACATCCTGTCGCTGCTGGTGGAAACCGCCGACTGGATTGAGGAGAACCACGAAGCCATCTGCAAGAAAAACCGCGCCGTCGGCAACCTGATTGATGCGGTAACCGACACGTTCCTTTCCACCATCTACAAGCTGCGGAACCTCAAGTGAGCGACGAGAACACTCACGACGTCGACATCGCCCTCATGCGCGCCGAAATGGCGAGCCTGCGGACGGAGGTGAAGAAACTGACGTCGGACGTCGAAGGCTTGGTGGACGCGTGGCGAACAGCCTCCGGCGTCGTCGCTTTCGTCAAGTGGGTGGCGGGCTTCATCGCCGCGCTCGGGGTTATTTGGGCGGCGGTGAAACTCAAGTTCGGTGCCTGACACGGCCCAACTTCGCTCCCTTTCGTCGTGTGCTAAGGGACGCGTAGGCGAGCACATCGCCGCTGCAGCCATCGAGGCTCTTGGCTGGCGCGTCATGTTGTCGCCTACCGACCTCGTGGACCTTGTAGCCCTCAACGACCGCCATGTCATTCGCGTGCAAGTCAAGTCGGCGGTGGTCTCCCGCGAGGCCGACAGGCGCAGTCGGTATCGTTTCAAGAACAGCGGTCGCAAGCTGATTTGCGATCCGGAGCACATAGACGCGCTCGCGCTGGTGGCGTTGGACAAACGCTCTGTCCTCTTTTTGCCACCCCAGAAGACCCGCATAGTGTCGCGCTTGCCAGAGGAGTTTACACCGGAGGCGGAACTCGCTACGTGGCAGGCTGTTTGTGCTGCGCTATGCGGAGAGAGCCATGCTCGGGAACTTTGATGCCTGTCTGAAAGAGCTGCTGATCCACGAAGGCGGCTTCGTCAACCACCCAAAAGACCCCGGCGGCGTCACGAACCTCGGCGTCACCAAGGCGACCTACGAGGATTGGGTCAAGCACCCCGTCTCCGTAGACTTCATGCGGAAGCTGACCGTCAGCCACGTGAGGGCGCTGTACAAGGCCAACTATTGGGACGTGGTGAAAGGCAACCAGCTGCCGGCAGGCCTCGACCTGTGCCTGTTCGATTTCGCAGTCAACGCCGGCCCCAAGCGCGCCGCTCGCTATTTGCAGGTGATGCTCGGCGTCACCGCCGACGGCCAGATTGGGCCCGACACGCTGCGTCGGCTGCAGGAGTACGTGCGTCAGCACGGGCTGGCGCACACCATCAACCGATACCAAGACGCCCGCCGCGCGTACTACCCCAAGCTGCCGACCTTCCCGACGTTCGGTAAGGGTTGGCTGCGGCGCGTCGATGAAGTCACGCGCGAGGCGTTGCTCATGGCGGCGCGAAAGGCTCCCCGCCCGTGATCCGCTGGGCGTCCAATGCAGAGCGCGTGGCGCTCCGCGTCACCCGCCGCTGGTGGCGTCCGGTGTCGTGCATCTGGATCGCGGGCACGATTGCGACGCACGGCGTCATTCTGCCGCTGCTCGTATTCGCCAGCACGGGCCAGCTGGGCACCGACCTCACCGGCCTGTCGCTGCTCGTGACCGCGACTGCGGCGGCGTTCGCTGTCCGCGAGTTTGGCAAGATCAAGGGGACGACCGATGCTTCCTAACCCGCTGGCGATGTATCTTGCGCTCGGCGCTGCCGTGGTCGGCTTCGCCGGTGGCTGGACCGTGCGCGACTGGCGCTGTGACGCCGCCGCCGCTGCTGCGATGGCCAAGCAGGCGGCTGCCAAGGAGGCCGCCGACGCGGCTGTGGCGGAGGAGGCCTTCGCTTACGAGGACATCCGCGCGGATGTGGCCGAAGCCGCCACCATCGAGCGCAACACCGTTCGGGAGATTTACCGTGAATTTGAAGTCCCTGCTGATTGCGCCGTTCTGCCTGCTGGCCGCAGCCTGCTCGAAGCAGCCCGTGCTCGTGTCGATGCCGCCGCCGGCGGCGAATTTGGCGCAGAACTGCCCGTCTCTCCCGCCAATCCCTGAATTGCTGGCCGATCCTGATCGGCTGCAGTGGGAGCTGGACCTGATGAACCGGTATGCTGACTGCGCCGCGCGGCACCGCGCGGCCATCTCGGCGTGGTTGAAGGCTGTGCAGTCGGCGAAAAAGTGATATAGAGGTACGCTATGGCTACCACGATGACCTTCGAGACGCTAAAGCAGGACGTGCAACGCTACCTTGAGCGCGGCGCGACCCTCGCTTCTGACCCTGTCGTCTTCGAGCAAATCCCGCGTCTTATCAACCTCGCCGAGCGTCGCATCGCCCGCGAGTTGAAGGTGCAGGGCTTCATCAACGTGGTCACGTCGAACCTGACCATCGGTCAGTCGGTCTATTCCAAGCCCGACCGCTGGCGCGACGTCGTGTCGATCAACATCGGCACCGGCGCGGGCAACGCGACCCGCAAGACGCTGTTCACCCGCGACTATGAGTACCTGCGCGCGTACTGGCCGAACGAAGCCGAGACCGCGCAGCCGGTGTTCTACGCCGACTACGATTACGACCACTGGCTGCTCGCTCCAACGCCGGACGCCGAGTATCCGATGGAGGTGCTGTATTACGAGCTGCCGCCGCTGCTCGACGACACGATCCAGACCAACTGGCTGACCGAGTATGCGCCGCAGCTGCTGCTGTACGGCACGCTGCTGGAAGCAACCCCGTTCCTCAAGAACGACGACCGCATTCCGGTGTGGCAGCAGATGTACGACCGCGCCGCCGCAATGCTGAACGGCGAAGACCTCGGCAAAATTCTCGACCGCGCCGCCGCGCGTAAGGAGGCATAAGTAAAATGACTTACACGCAGGTTTTTGGCGGCACGACGATTTACCCGTCGGACGTCTCGTATCTGGCGCTGCCGCTCGACGCGGATGTCGAACTGGAATGGCCTCTCGAAAACAGCACCACGCTGACGCCTGCGGCGCGCATCATTGACGTCACCGCGAGCGGCGCGCACGCCGTCGTGCTGCCGGACGCCACGCTCACCGGCGCGGGGCAGGTGATCCTGTTCAACAACGTAGCCGCCAGCTCCTCGCTGTTCTACGTCAAGGACTTCACCGGCAACACGATTGCGACCGTCGCCGTTGGCGAGCAGTGGCAGGTGTACCTGACCGACACGTCGACCGCCGGCGGTTCGTGGGAGGTGCTGCAGATGGGCGCGTCTACCGCGACCGTGCAGCCGTCTGCGCTGGCCGGATATGGCATCTCGGTTACTGCGAACACGCTGTCGCAGTCCACGCCGGTGACGATGTTCAACAACACGCCGCGCTCGCTGCTGGACACCGACCGCGCTAGCGCGCTGGTGTGGGATGGCACCGGCGCGGGGGTGTTGAACCTGCTGTCTGCGGTCACTGTCGGCAACAACTATTTCATCTTCGTCCGCAACTCGGGCGGTGGCGATCTGACGATTGATCCGGCTGGCTCGGAACTGATCGACGGCGGCTCGACCCTCGTGCTGCGCCCCGGCGACAGCGCGCAGCTGATTACCGATGGCTTGGCGTGGTACTCCATCGGCCTCGGCCAGCAGGCGGTGTACGCGTTCGACTACACGTCGATTTCGGTCACCGGCGGCAACTACACGCTCGCCGGTTCCGAGCTGAACCGCACGACCTACCGCTTCGTCGGCACGCTGACCAGCGACTGCTACATCATCGTTCCGCCTACGATCCAGCAGTATTGGGTCGATAACAGCACCACCGGCGCATACGCCCTGTACCTCAAGACCGCCAGCGGCTCGCCGATTGGCGTCGGGCAGGGCACGCGCGGCATCTACTACTGCAACGGCACCAACGTCGTTGACGCCGACACCACCACGCTGGCCATTCCGGTTGTGGCGGCTGACGGCGGCACCGGCCAGACCAGCTACGCCATCGGCGATCTGCTGTACGCCTCCGCTCCGACCGTGCTGTCGAAGCTGTCTGACGTCGCGACCGGCAACGCGCTCATCTCCGGCGGCGTTGGCGTTGCCCCGTCGTGGGGCAAGATCGGGCTGGCCACGCACGTGTCCGGCACGCTGCCGGTCGCCAGCGGCGGCACCGGCGTCACCACGTCTACCGGCACTGGCAACGTCGTGCTGTCGAACTCGCCCACGCTGACCACGCCGAACCTCGGAACGCCGTCCGCCGCGACGCTGACCAACGCCACCGGCCTGCCGCTGACCACCGGCGTCACCGGTACGCTGGCCGCGACGAACGGCGGTACGGGCCAGACCAGCTACGCAGTGGGCGACCTCGTCTACGCTGACACCACGAGCACGCTGGCGAAGCTGGCCGACGTGGCGACCGGTAATGTCCTGCTCTCCGGCGGGATTGGCGTTGCCCCGGCCTATGGCAAGGTCGACATGGCCGTTCACATCACCGGCGTGCTTCCGGCGGCCAACGGCGGCACCGGCCAGAGCAGCTACACCATCGGCGACCTCGTCTACGCCTCTGGCGCGACCACGCTGTCGAAACTGGCTGACGTCGCCACCGGCAACGTCCTGCTCTCTGGCGGCGTCGGCGCGGCTCCGGCCTATGGTAAAGTCGGCCTGACCACGCACGTCACCGGAACCCTTCCGGTGGCCAACGGCGGTACGGGGCTGACAGCCCTCGGCACTGGTGTAGCCACGTTCCTCGGCACCCCGAGTAGCGCCAACTTGGCGGCGGCGGTCACCGACGAGACCGGCACCGGCGCGCTGGTGTTTGCCACTTCGCCGACCCTCGTGACCCCCGCGCTCGGCACCCCGAGCAGCGGCACCCTGACCAACTGCACTGGCCTGCCGTTCACCGGCACGACGGGCACCGTTCCGGTCAATCGCGGCGGCACGAACATCACCTCGTATACTACCGGTTCGGTGCTGTACGCGTCGGCAGCGACCACGATCAGCCAGCTGGCTGACGTGGCGACCGGTAACGTCCTACTTTCCGGTGGCGTCGGCGTTGCTCCGGCGTACGGCAAGGTCGGCCTGACCACGCACGTCACCGGCACGCTTCCGGCCGCGAATGGCGGGACGGGCGTCACCACGGCCAGCAATGGCCAGCTGCTTATCGGCAACGGAACCGGCTTCACCGCTGCGACGCTGACCGCCGGATCGAACATCTCGATTACCAATGGCGCGGGCAGCATCACCATTGACGCTACCGGCTTCTTGACTGGCACATCCACAGCAAGCACCTTGGCGATTGGTGACGGGGCCAGCACCGGCGCTAGCAGTGTGGCTCTTGGCCCGCAGGCCGGGGGCGGCACCGGTTCTTTCAATGTCTCCGTCGGCTATCTCGCGCTTTCTGCCGCCACCACCGGTGCTCGAAACACGGTATTGGGTTACGGAGCAGGTAGCGGCGTCTCTACCGGCTCTAGCAACACGCTAATCGGCTATGGCGCTGGCGGAGGTATTTTTTCTGCCAGCAATAACACGATCATCGGCGGGTATTCGGGAGCCAACAGCGCCGGACAGGTAGTCCTGTCGGATGGCGCGGGCACTCGGAGGTTCTGGCACGACGCCACCGATGCCTTCGTCAGCCACGCCACCACCGCAAGCGCAGCTAACGCCTTCCTCAACAGCAGCACCAACGCGCTGCAGCGGTCCACCTCGTCCATCCGGTACAAGACTGACGTCGAGACGATGGAAACCAAGTACGCCGATGCGGTCCTTGGCCTGCGTCCGGTGTGGTATCGGTCGAAGTGCGAGGCCGACCCGAAGGATTGGGGCTATTGGGGTTTCATCGCCGAAGAGGCGGCCGAGATTGACCCGCGCCTCGTGCATTGGGCCTATCTGCCGGAAGACCTTGACCGCGACGAGGCGGATAACCCCGTTCCGAAGGAAGGCGCGCAGATGGTGCCGGACGGCTTCGCGTACGAGCGTCTGACCGTCCACCTGCTGTCCATCGTTCAGCGGCAGCAGGAGCGCATCGAGGCCCTTGAAGCCCGGCTGGGAGCGTAACCGCGTGCCCGAGCAGATCGTCAAAATCCAGTCGCAGCCCGGCATCAAGCGGGACGGCACCAAGTTCGAAGGCGACAACTATGTTGACGGGCAGTGGTGTCGTTTCCAGCGCGGGCTGCCGCGCAAGATCGGCGGCTACCGCTCGATCAACAAATATCTGCACGGGCTGGCACGCGCGCTGCACGAGTACACGCAGAACCTGCTGACCTACGTCCACGCGGGCTCGGCCACGCACGTCGAGCAGTTCTACGTCGACGGCAACTTCAACACGAGCGTCATCACCGACCGCACGCCGACCGCTGGCTATGTCTACAGCCCCGACAATATGTGGCAGTTCGCTGTCGCGTATGACACGACGAACGGCAACCAGATCGTAGGGCAGGTTGCGCCTAACCTGCAGTGCATTTGCAACAGCGTCGGCGGCCAGCTGTTCATCGGCGACCTCCTCGGCTCGGCTCCGCTGACGCAAGTCACCACGGTGCCGGCCAATTTCAGTGCCACCGGCGGCGTCGTCGCGCTGCCGCCGTACACCTTCGTCTACGGCAACGACGGCTATGTGGCATGGAGCATCCCGAACGGGCCCGACGACTTCACCGGCACTGGCGCGGGCAACGCGTACATCACCGGCCAGAAGATCATCCGCGCCATGCCGCTGCGCGGCGGCCCCGGCAACAGCCCGTCGGGCCTGTTTTGGTCGGCCGACAGCCTCATTCGCGGCAGCTATGTCGGCGGCACGCAGGTGTTCCAGTTCGACACGATTAGCACGCAGTCGTCGATCCTGTCGGCGAACGGCGTGATCGAGTATGACGGCATTTTCTTCTGGCCCGGCAGCGACCGGTTCCTGATGTTCAACGGCGTCGTGCGGGAGGTGGAGAACAACCTCTCGCTGAACTTCTTCTTCGACAACCTGAACGCTCAATACCGCCAGAAGGTGTTCGCGTTCAAGGTGCCTCGCTACGGCGAAATCTGGTGGTGCTTCCCGAAGGGGAACAGCACCGAGCCGAACCACGCCGTCATCTTCAACGTGCGTGAAAACACGTGGTACGACACTGCGCTTCCGAATGGTGGCCGAGGCGCGGGGCTGTTCCCCGCCGTGTTCCGCCGCCCGTTTATGAGCGGCGTTGAGCCGCAGCGTCCCGAAGCGGTCAGCGCGACCGTGACCGATGGCGGCAGCGGGTACACCGTGGGCGACGTGCTGACGCTCGACGAGGGGTATGCCGTAACGCAGAGCCAGTTCGAAGTGACGGCTGTCGATATGTCCGGCGGCGTGACCGACGTCGCGGTCGTGACCGCAGGCTCGTACACGGTCACGCCGAGCAACCCGACAATGCCGACTGGCGGCTCGGGCACGGGCGTCGAACTTGACGTTACCTACGTCGAACCCTTCAAGTTTTGGGTCCACGAAGTAGGCACCGATGAAGTCGATGGCCTCGACGTCAACCCCATCCAGAGCTACTTCGAAACGCCGGACATCTCGCTGCCGGCGTCCTCTGGCACCAACCGCGCGCTGCAGGTGTTGATGATCGAGCCGGACTTCGTGCAGTCGGGCAACATGACCGTGCAGGTGCGCGGTCGCGCGAACGCCCGCGCACCGGAGGTGGACGGGCCGGCCATGACCTTCGCCGACACCGCATCGACGCCGCAGGAGCAGGTGGTCTACATCAAGACGCAGCGTCGTGAGCTGCGCTTCCGGTTCGAAAGCGACACCGTCGGCGGCAACTACCAGATGGGCCTCGTGCTCGCTCACGTGCAGCCCGGCGACGGGACCACGCTGGGATGATCGACCCGCGAGGAATGTCTTGGCAAGATTGGGCTTCTTCGGTTATATTGGCCGTTGGCGACGCTTGGTCCTTCGGCACTCCCCCGCCCGAAGCTGAGTGGCGCGATTGGGCACTTGGGCTTGTACGCGCGTCCCCCTTTACGCAGCGCGCCCTTCCGGACCCGCAAGGTTTCATTGAGTGGCGAGAGTGGGCGATGCGCTCCTACCCGCTGCTGGAAGGTGACAGATAAGTGGCCAGTTACAATCTCATGTACGACGATCCCACGGCTGGTCCGCTGACGATCCTCGACACCGAAGAGACGGGGCTCACCGGCCCCGGCGGCAAGGCGCGCGAATACACTCCCTTTGCGCCCGGCTTCGAAGAGGTTGTGCTGCCGGACTTCACCTCGCGCGTCTTTCGCGGGGCTGAAGAGAATGCGCCGAACGCGATGTCGCCCGACTGGACGACGTACGTGTACCCCGACCAGACGTTCACGCTCAACGTCAACGGCGAGCCTGTGTTTACCGGCGTCGGCCGCGCAGGGCTGACCGAGGCCGCCAAGCTCGCGCAGCAGTTTGACCCCGGCACCACGAAGTGGACGCTGAACAGCGGCGGCAGTGCGATGGGCGGCCTTGCGCCCTCTACGTTCGCCGGCGACATCGTGCAGCCGAACCTTGCCGGCGAATTTACCGATCTTGTACTGCCGATTGTCGCAGCGGCTATTCCGGGCCTTGGCCTGCCGCTGGCGGCGCTGGCTGCGGCGGGCGGCTCCGGCGTATCGAGCGCGCTGCAGGGGCGGTCGCTGGAAGACGCCCTGCTGCGCGCGGCTATCGCTGGCGGCGCTACCTATGCCGGCGGCTCGCTGTTCGGCGGTGGAGCAAGCGGTTCGGGCCAAGCGACGTCGCCGCTCGACCAGCTTCTCAACACACCCGCCCTCACGTCGCCGCTAACCGGCTCGGAGATTGCGTCGCTCACCGGCACCGCGCTGCCGAGCATCAGCTCCGGCGCTGTGAGCAGCGCGCTAGGCAGCGCGCTGCCGTCTGTGGGCGGCGACATCATCGTATCCGGCGCGCTGCCGAGCATCATCGGCAGCACCGCCGGCGCTGGTCTTGGCGCAGGGCTTGGCGGCCTTGGCGGCAACCTCGTGTCGGGCATTGGCTCCGACTTCGCCGACAACTTCACCGACCTCAACACTGGCGAGAACGTCATCAACGTCACTGGCGAAGCGCCCGTCGCCCCGCCGGTCGACGCGGGCGCAGCCGTGGGTGGCGGTCTCGGTAGCATCGCCGATGGATTTACGACGCCGAGCGGCGAGAACGTCATCAACGTCACCGGCGAGACGCAGACGCCGACGGTCGATCAGACTGCGCCGACTGGCGGTCTCGGTAGCATCGTAGATGGGTTTACCACGCCGAGTGGCGAGAACGTCATCAACGTCACCGGCGAAACGCAGACGCCGACTGTCGATCAGACCGCGCCAACTGGCGGTCTCGGCGGTCTGACGGACAACTTCACCGATCCGCTGACTGGCGAAAACACCATCAACGTCATCGATCAAACTCAGCCGCCGCAAGTCGACGACACCGGTGCGTTGGCCGGAGCTACTGCGCCGATCATCACTGGCGGTTTGACCGACAACACGATGATCCTCACCGGCGAGACGCAGACGCCGCCGGCTGAGCAGAACCCGCCGGTGGTAACTCCGCCCATCACAACCCCGCCGGCAACCCCGCCGACGACCGACGTTCCGAAGGACATCTCCAACCCGCCGAAGACCGACGTCACCGACAACGGCACTGGCGGCGGTGGCGGGGGAGGCGGCGGCCTCGATCTGACGACGCTGCTTCCGCTCCTGCCGGGGCTCCTCGAAAACCTCATCAAAGGCGGCGGCAGCAGTGGCGGTGCTACTCTCGCCCCCGGCACGTCGCTCGGCGCGCTCAGCCCCACCTTCTCGGCCACGCTGCCGTCGGCCACGCTGCCCGGTCTCGCCGCGCGCACGCCGCGCAAGATGCCGGAGCAGGATTGGACCCGCTACGCCTTCGGGCCGGAGCAGAGCTTCTTCTCGAACGTGCCGATGGCGCTCGCAAAGGGTGGCGCGCTGCCCGACGGACGCAGCGACGACATTCCGGCGATGCTGTCCAACAACGAGTACGTCATCGACGCGGAAACGATGGCCCTGCTCGGAAACGGCGATCCCGCCGCCGGCGCGGCCAAGATGGACGAATGGCGGGTGAACGTGCGTAAGCACAAAGGGCGTGATCTTGCGAAGGGCAAGATCAGCCGCAACGCAAAGATGCCCAGCGCGTACATGGGCGGAGGACGTATCTAATGGCTCTGACTGATTTCCTTGTTGACGGTAAGGTGCCGGAAGGTTCCGCGCTCACCGCTACCACGAGCCAGAACGTGCTGCCCGATTGGTACACCAACTATGCGATGGAAACGCTGGCGAACCAGAACGCCATCAGCGCGCAGCCGTACACGCCGTACCAAGCGCCGCGCATTGCTGACTTCACGCAGCAGCAGCGGCAGGGCTTCGATCTTACCCAGCAGGCGGCTGGCGCATATCAGCCCGCGCTGACCGCTGCCACCGGCGCGACGCAGGCGGCTATGGGCGCGCCCGGCGGTCTCGCCACCGCGCAGCCCTACTACCAGCGTGCCGCCGGTATGTCGGGCGTCACCGCTGCCCAGCCGCTCATGCAGCAGGGCGCGGGTATGTTGGGGGCATCGACCCAAACTTCGGGCCTGTCCGCCGCGCAGCCGTATCTGCAGCAGGCGGGGCAGTCTTCGGTCTCGAACATCAACACGTACATGAACCCGTACACCGAGAATGTCGTAAATCGTATCGGTGAACTGGCGAACCGCAACCTGACCGAAAACATCATGCCCGGCATCGAAGGTCGATACATCGCTGCCGGTCAGCTTGGGTATGGCCCGCAGGGCGGTGCCGCTGGCACCCCCTCGGGCATGATGACCGATACCGCCCGCGCGATCCGCGACACGCAGGAAGCTACGCTGGCGGAGCAGCTGAAAGCTCTGCAGGCTGGCTACAGCGAAGCCGCTGGCCTCGCGTCCAGCGACCTCGCACGGCAGGCGCAGCTGGCCTCGACCGCCGGCGGCCTCGGCACCGCGCAGCAGCAGGCGCTGCTGTCTGCAGGCACCAACCTTGCCAACATCGGCCAGAACCTCGGTCAGCTCACCGCTGCCGACCGCGAAGCTCTTGCGGCGATGGGCACGAGCGCGGGCAATCTGGCTGGCAGCGACGTCACGCGGCAGCTGGCCGGCGCGGCGCAGCTGGCCGATATGGGTGGCCTCGCGCAGAAGTACGGCCTGACCGGTGCGGAAGCGGTTACCGGCGTCGGCGCGCAGCAGCAGGCGCTCAACCAGAAGAACCTCGACGTGGCCTACAGCGACTTCCTCAAGCAGCAGGGCTACCCGCAGGAGCAGATCGACGCCGCGCTCAAGACGCTGCAGGGCGTCTCCGGTGCTGTGCCGAAGGCCACCACCACCGAAGGCATTGCGCCGCTCGGCTACCAGCCGGAGACCGGTCCAAGCACCGGCGAGACCATCGGCGGCATCCTCGCGGCGCTCTTGGCCGGCGCGGCTCGGTAAGCCGTGGCGACCGACGGCGAGGCTGGGGCAATTCTGGCCCGAGCGGCACGTGACGGCTTCATTTCTGCCGCAGACCGTGCTATGCTGGCCGCCAGCCTCGGCCCTCGGGGAAATGCTGCCTTCTCTACTTGGCTGCAAGACAAAGGCATCACAGTTCGAGAGCAACCCGTCATGGACGAGACCGACTATCTTAGCGAAGACGAGACCGACGGCGCGGCGGGCAGCCCGCTGGCCGCTGGCGATCCGAACGCCTTCCTCGGCATCTACCGCCAGAACATGGCGGCCATGCAGCGCGCGGCTCGCACCGAAGCGGACCTGCGCCGCCAGATGTACGAGCAGGCGCGGGCCCGCATCCAGCAGGAGCGTTTCGGCGTTCCGACCCGCTCGGAAACCCTCATGCAGATTTCGCAGGCCCTCCTCCGCCCGTCGAAGACGCACGGCTTCGGCGCGTCGCTCGGCAGGGTGATGCCGGTCATCGCGCAGAGCATGGCAGCGCCTCGGCAGGCGGAAGAGCAGCGCGCCGCGCAGCTGCAGCAGCTGCAGCAGCAGTACCTCATGCAGCAGGCCACAGGTGCTCGCGAGGCGGCAGCCGAGCAGCTCGGCGCTGCCGGCAAGCTGGCCCCGTTCTTCAAGCCGCAGGCTGAGCCACAGCGCCGCACCGGCTTTAATCCGGTTACCGGAGAACTCGTGTTTATGGACACCGGCGAGAGCGTGGAGAACGCGCAGCTTCCTACCCTGACGCCGGAACAAGTCGCCGTTATGGCGCGCGACCCGCGCGCGAAGGGGCGTAAGTTCCGCACTACTGATGGTCGCGTAATGGAGATTAGGTAACATGGCGCAGGACGACCCCTACGCGGCGTATGCGGTTCCTGTGCGGAGCGGGCCGAGCGTAAAGGAACGATCTACCGAAGCGCAGATCGGCTCGTCCGAAGCATCTGCCGCGTCGTCGCGCGCGTCCGCTGAGCGCACCCGCGCGATCACGCCGGTGGACATCGCTCGCACCGCGAGCCAGACCGCTACCGAGGAGGCCACGCGTCCGGCGGCGGTGCGTAAAGGCGAAGCAGAAGCGGACATCGCCGAACTCCGCGCCCAACAGCTTCGCATGGCCCTTGATAAAGCAGCCAAGCAGGGCGGCGCGCGGCCACAGGGGAAAGAAGCCGAGGAAGCAGAAGCCGCTTTGCTGGCGGTCATCAAGGCCGGTGTTCGCGCCAAGCAGCTGAGCGCGGAACAATTTGGCGCATCCGGCTTCGGCTCCTCTTTCATGCAGAACTTCGGCGGTACGGCGGCCACTACGGTGCGCGGTCTGCTCGATACCATTGGTGGTAATATCGCCTTTGATCGTCTGCAGAAAATGCGCGCGGAAAGCCCGACGAACGGTGCCCTCGGCAACGTGACCGAGCGCGAACTGGATATGTTGAAAAGCTCCGTCGCCCCTATCGGGCAGGGAATGGCGGACACCGATTTTCAGGCTGGCCTCGATGACGTCATCCGCAGTTACATCAACGTGTACGGAAAAATCGGCGGCGACCCTTACAAGCTGGCCGAGGTTCTTGGGCCGACCAATTTCGAGCAATTTTCGGACCTAATCACGGCTTGGCGGCCACTGCCCGAAGACGAGCAACTGCTTACTCAATACGTCAATCAGGCGCGCGCTGACGGCACTTTCTCGCCAGCTGACTATGCCGCCTACATGGCGCAGGCGTACACCCGTGCGACGGGGCGTAAGCCCGAGAGGGACTTCGTTGAGCGCGCGGTGGACGAGGGGCTTTCCCTCGGTCAGAGCGCAGACCCTGTCGGGGGGTTCGATTTCACCCCTGCCGACGCCGAGACCCGACGGAAGGCCGCCGAGTACGCTGGCGCAGCCGCACCGACCGAGACCGGCTGGGGCGAGGCTATCGGTGGCGGGCTTATGATGCTGCCGGAGAGTACCGCCGACCTCGCTGCAGACACGGTGCGCGCGCTGACGCTCGAACTGCCCGACACCATCGACGGTGTAGTAAAGATCGTGGGCGGGGCTACGGGGCTGTCCGAAAACACCGAGGCGTGGGACGCCGTCAAAGCGTATTACACCGACCGGTATGGCAGCGCCGAGGGGTTCAAATACGCGCTGAAAACCGACCCCGCAGCCGTCCTCGCCGACATCGCCGGTCTTGCCACGGGCGGCGCTACGTTGGCTGCGAAGGGGCTTAGCACGGCGGGCCGAGTGGGCCGCGTCGCCGCGCTCTCCTCCGCCGCTCGTGGCGCGGAAAATCTAGCGGAACTTGCGGCCAAGGTAGACCCTCTAACGCGCGGCATCGGCGTAGGTATCGCGGGCGCACGCACTGTTGGTCGCGGCCTCGGCAATGTCGCCACGACGGTCCCCGCCAAGATCGCGGGCGTGTCTGGTGCAGAAGTGCGGCAGGCGGTGTCCGCTGGACGGCGTGGATCGCAAGACTTCCTCGGCCAGCTGCAGCAGACTGCGCCGGTCGCGGAGCCTGTGGCCAAAATGGAAGGCGCTATCGGTGAGTTGTATGCTCGCCGCAGCGCGGATTATCAGCGTCGTATGGCGCGAATGGACAAGACGGAGGCGCTGGACTTCTCCGACGTCGATGCTGCCATCAACGATGTGCGGGATGTAGGGCGGCACAAGGGCATCGACATCTCGGCCGCCGCCGGCGTTTGGGACCAAGTCGATGCTCTCGTGGATCAGTTCCGGTCGCAGGGCTTCAATACCATCGAAGATTTCGATGCGATGAAGCGCGCGGTGGGCAACATCCGCGACGGGTATCAGCGAGGGACGCCGGAGTACAAAGTCGCGCAGGACGTGTACCAGTCCATCAACGGCACAATCACCGCCAAAGCGCCGGTGTACGCCAACATCATGAAGGACTACCGTGCGGCCAGTGACGCACTGTCGGACATTCAGGCGTCGCTGAGTAGCAATTCGGCCAGCGCCGACACAATTCTGAACCGCCTACGGCGCACTGCCGCCGGAGGCGGGCCGCGCGGAACCACGGTGCTGGACATTCTCGAAGGCACGAAGAGCGGCAAGGGTATCGGCGACGCCATCGCGGGCGCGGCGCTTTCTGGCACCGAACCGAGTGGCCTGACCAGTTCGCTCAGCCCTGTGGCGGCTGCAGCTACGCAATCGCCGGAGATGCTGGCCACTATGGCGCTTACCCCGCGCACTGTTGGCGAGCGAGCCTACAATGTCGGACAGGCCATCGGCACGGGCGAGCGCGCGCTACAAGGCGTTCGGTCGCTGCCGCCGGTCGCTGCCGCCGAAGCGAAACTGGCCGACCTCAACCAGAAGTATGGGGCGGGCGCTGCCAGCGTCCTTCGCGTGGCCAATCCGACGCTCATTCAGCCGCAGGCGGACCCCTTCGCATTCCCCGCCGCCAGTTTTGACCGAGATTATGCCGCCTCGGTCCTCGCAGCCCCGCCTTATGTGGGCGTGCCCACCATGCCGAAGGCGGAGGAGCAGCCAAATCTAAACGAATTGCGCGCGCGGTATGGCGCTGCACCTTCCGAGGGCGCAGTCACTCCCGATCTTGCTGCGCTAGGCCAGCGATACGCTGGCGAAAAGGCCGCCTCCGCACCTGTAATCTCCGTTGGGGGCCGACGCGTTCAGCTTGACCCGAGCACCGACGAATATGTTGATCTGGACACCGGTGAGCGGGCTAAGGATGTCGCTGACTTCGCCGCTGGTTTCAAGCGCGGCGGTTTTGTAGCGGTGCCGACGTTCGCCAAGGGTGGCCGCGTCCGCAAGAGCTTCGCCCGCGCGCTGAAAGGCTGACATATGCCCGCTCCGTATGACGAGGAAAACCGCTGGCGCGACCGACTGCGCGCCGGCGCGTCGGGCGCTACGTTCGGCTTCGGTGACGAGATTGAGGCGGGGCTGTCGGCCCTCGCGCAGCTGGACCCGTCGGCCTACCGCAACGAAGTGGAGCGCATCCGAGGGCAGCAGGCTGCGTACGAAGAGGCGCACCCGTACGAAAGCATGGCTTGGGAAGTCGGCGGGTCTGTCCTGCCAAGCCTCGCCATTCCGGCCACCGGCCTCGCCCGCGCGCTGCCGTCTGCGGCGCGATTGGCTGTGCGTGGTGGTGCGGCAGGGAAGGCCGCGTTCCGCGCGGCTCCGGTGGTCGCCGAGAGCGCGCTGTACGGCGTCGGCTCGGCCGAAGACATCGGCGACATCCCGCGCTCGGTCGCAGAAGAAGCCGCCCTCGGCCTCGGTATGTATGGCGCGGGGCACGCTGCAGCGCCGTATCTGCGCCGTGCGGGAAGCGCCGCGCTGGCAGCTGGCCGCAACGCCGTAGAGGCAGTGGCTGGCGGCGACACGCGCGCGCTGCGGGCGCTCGAGCAGGCATTCCGCGCCGGTGCGTCGCTCGAAGAGCTGCAGGCGCTCGCGCAGCAGCTCGGCGCGTCGGTTGACCCCGTCGCCCTTCGCATCAACGTGCGCCTGCGCGACGAGGCTGCCGCCGCTGGCACGGCCCCGCATCCAGATGTTGGGCGGTTCGTGCCGAAGGAAGTGGACTTCGACCCCGCCGATCTGCGCGTGTTTCGCGAGGGGCAGCGGGCGGCGCTGGAACGGCAGCTGGCTGAGAAGCACAACCTCCCTGACGTGCTGGCATCGCTGGCCGCGCGGCCGACGGGGGGCGCTGTGCCCGCTATCGGTCGGGCTCGTCCGCTGCAGGCCACCAGCGCCCCCGGCGTGCATATCAGCCGCGTGGAAGGGCTGACGCAGACCGACCCGTCGTTCTTCGGCACCGGTCATCGGGGCACCGAAGTGCCGATGGTCCATCGGGAGGGTCTGCCCAGCCGTACGTATTTCTACAGCGGCGAGCCGGGAACTATCAGCCCCGAGCCGGAAGTCATGGGCCGCAACAGCCCCCGCTTTGCGTACACCGCTGATCTGCAGAACCTCTACGACGTCAACGCCGATCCCGACCGGCTGGTTGCGATGGCCCGCGCGTACAATATGCCGGACTACGAGCCGGCGCTGCCGTATTGGGCGCTGCAAGACGAGGGTGTTGAAGGCGCGAGTGCGCTCCCCGACCTCGAGCGGATGGTTGCTGATCGCGGGTATTCGGGGTATATCTCTGACTTCGGCCCGTCGTGGGCTCCCTCGTCGCGGCGTGCGGCGGCGATGTACGAGCCCGTCGACGTTACGCCAACCGAACTGCGCGAGAAGTACATGAACGGAGGTTATGTAGGGTGAGCCGCAGCAGGAACCTCCGCCGCGTTATCAAGCAGGCGGCCAAAGACCTCGGCATCTCCGACGACATCTTCGCCGAAGGTGCGGAGCTTGGCGAGCGGGCCCTTCGTGCGATCACCGACGCGTTCGGCGCGGACGACGCGCCGACGCCGCAGCAGGTGCAGCGCATCGTGCGTCGCGAGGCGAACGCGTCGCCGCCGTCGCTTGCCGCCAAGCCGCCGGCCCGCAAGCCCGCTGCCAAGCCATCTCTAGCAGTCCGCAGCCCCGCGCGCGTTGCTCCTGCCGCACCGATGATGAACATCGGCCTCGGCCGCGCCAACCGGCTGAACCCGACCCCCGAGCCCATCTCTGCCGAACAAGCGGTGTCCGCCGTCAAGAGCTTCGGCATCCCGATCCAGCGCCAGTCGCTGGTTACCGGCGGGGACGAAGACGCGGTCGTGTTTTCGCTCGGCCGCGAGCCGACGCCGGAAGAAGCGTTCGATTTGTCCAAGATGCTCGACCAAGAAGCTGTCGCGGTGTACGCTGGCGGCGAAGGGCGCACGTACGGTCCATACGCCGACGACTGGCAGTTTGGGCCGGAATACTTCCGCGTGCATGGTGGGCAGCCGTTGCTGGAAGCGCCCCGCACCGAGCGTCTGGCTGCGCGAGCGATGGACCCTCGCATCGAAGGACGCAAGGGCGAACTGCCCAAGGTCGAACGTCTGACGGTCAACATCGAACCTCGCCGTCGGGCTCCTGTCGAAGAGTTGAGCGTTTTCGATCTGGAAGGTCGTCCCTTCATCACTTCCATGTCCGACTTGTCGGCCGCTGGTGACGACGTCACCGCGATCAACGACGTTGCTCTGCGCGAGCCGTTCGTGCGTCGTGGCGGGCAGGACTATATGTTCGACAACCCCGGCTCGGTGTGGGCTGCTGACCTTGGCAATGCCCGCGCCCACATGGCTCTGGCTGACAGGCTGCGCGTCGAGACCGGCCAAGACCCACTGTTCATGCCGTGGGCCATGTCGCCTACGTCTATCGACTTCGCGCATATGCCTCGGGAAGCCATGCTTCGGTACAACGACGCGGCGCTTTCGGCGCGTGGCCGGCAGCAGCTGGCGCGCGACATTCGAGAAATCGTTCCCGAGTTTAAGTCCACCGACGACCCCGCCAGCGTGGAAGCGTTCACGCGCGCCACCGGCAGCGCGCGTGCGGCGTTGAACCGCCTCATGGATCAGTACCGCACGAAAGGTGGAATGGGTATTGGCGAGGCTCGTCTTGCGAGCACTGACCTCGAGCAGTTGGGCCGCCCGCTGACGTCCCTACGAAACGTCGGCACTATCGACCCGCGCAGCGACCTCGCGGTGTCGTCGCATCCATCCTACCGTTCGGCCATCCCCGGCGAAGGGGTAGGCCGCCTTCGTGAGCCGGTTGGCGCGCTGGACCTTCTGCCGGACATCGTTCGCGCCAGTGGCATCGAAGGACCATTCGACTTTCCTGTCGGCGTTGTCGCAGGCCGCCCCTCTCCGCTGCGCTCGCTGCAGATGGCACCGAAGGGCGGCATCATCACAGAAGACATCCTGCGGGCTATTGAGGATCGGCTGGCAGTTCGTAAAGCATCGAAGGATTGAAGGCGGCGGCGAGGCCGGTCTCGCCCTCCTCCGCCAGATGCCGGATGACATCTTCCTTCGTCACGCTGTAGACGCCACGCATTCGGCACAGCGTCTCGAACCAGCTCAGCGCGTGGGCCATATCCTCCGACATATCTGCGTCAGTGTTGACGATAGGCAGCAGCTTCATCCTTGCGCCCTCCGCTTCGCTACGCCGGCTGCCGCGCGACGCACCTGCGATATTGTGTTCAGCACCGCGCGCCGGTCGGCCTCTTTCACTCGGCCGCTCGGCAGAACGCCGCAGAGCACGCCATTGACGATAAGCTTGCAGTGCCGTGAGCCTTGGGAGATTTCCCAAGGCACCTCCAAGCTATCAAGAGCCTGCTGCAGAAGCGGGTGTACGGCGGGCTTCACAGCGCGACCTCCCCGCCGAGGGCCGAATATCCCAGCTTGTCGATCCAGCTGTCACGGTGGGTCGGGCTGGTAATCAGGCGGCAAGTCTTGAGCCAGTCCATGCACAGAGCTACCTGCGCGGGCGTGACTTTGGTGCCGAGGATTTCCGCCCATCCGGTCGCGATCCGCGTGAAATTCTCGGCCGCGTCGCCATAGTCACTGGCCCGCTGCCCGTCTATCAGCGCGCCAGCCTCGTCCAGCAGGACGGAACGGCTGTTCGAAACAGGCGCGGTGCTGACAAATAGATCGCCGGCCTTGAAGCCCTCGGCAGACGGCTCGACCAGCCTGTTGGTCTCGGGGCACATTGTGCCCTCGGCGTGCGAGCAGTGACAGACGCGGCACCAGTGATAGATTTCGCTCATTTCTTGCGCTCCATAGCTTCGAGAAGAATGTCTTGTACGCTGCGCTTCGACAGCAGGCGCTCCATCACCATGTCGTCCACGGTGTTGCGCGCGAGGATCAGATACACCAGCACCGGCCGGTCGTAGCCTGCCTGCTTCTGCCGCATCGGGCCAATTCGCTCGATGATCTGCTGGTGCTCTTCGAGGTTCCAGTTAACCCCGAAGAAGGCGAGGATGTTGCCTCCGTCGGCGAGGTTCAGCCCGTGGCCTGCCGATGCAGGGTGAGCGAGTAGGAGCGGAACCCGTCCGGCGTTCCACTCGCGGATCGTATTAGGGTCAGTGTCCAGCACCCGAGCCTTAGGGAAACGAGCCCGTAGCCGCTCAAGATCGTGCTTGAAGTTGTAGGCCACCAGCACTGGCGCACCGTTGGCTTCCTCAAGGATGCTGTCAAGCGCATCCAGCTTCGCCGCGTGAACATCCTCCCATCCCCCATCTTCGGTGTATATCGCGCCATTCGCCAGCTGCAGGCACTTCTGCGTCCGGACAGCCGCGTTCGCCGCCTCCACGCCTTCCTCTGCGATGACGGTGAACATCTCCTGCTCCATCTCGTCATAGGCCTTGCGCGCCGTCGGCGGCAGATCGACGTAGATGGGCGTGGTCATCGGCTCGTCGACCGGCAGGCCGCGCACGGTGAGGCAGATGTCTTTCAGCCGCTCTTGCACTTCCTCTTGCGTGTGGTCGAACGGCACGAGGCTGTAGCCGTCGTACCCCTTGCGGAACCACCGCTGCTCGAATGCGCTGAACGTCCGCCCAAGCCGCGCCCCTTGGTCGAGGAACCAAGTCTGGCCCCACAAGTCCTTCACGCCATTGGCCGCCGGCGTGCCGGTCAGCCCGATGAAGCGATTGACGTGGGTGTGGGCCACCTTACCCAGCGCGCGGGCGCGTGAGCCGCCTTGCCGCAGCCGGAACGACTTCAACCGCGTGAACTCGTCGGCCACCACAGTCTTGAACGGCCAGCCGTCGCCAACCTGCTCGCACAGCCAGCTGAGCTGGTCGTAGTTGGTTGTGTAGATGTCCGCCTCGACGCGCAGGGCGGCCTCGCGCTGCTTCGGAGTGCCAGCGATGACGCTGACGCGCAGGTGCCGCAGGTGCGCCCACTTGGCGACTTCGTCCGGCCACGTGCTCTTGGCGACGCGCAGCGGCGCGAGGATCAGTACGGGGAACACCTCCTCGACCAGCGACAGGTTGTCCAGCGCGGTCAGCGTGGTGACGGTCTTGCCCCCGCCCATCGGCATCCACAGCGCGCAGCGAGGCGTCGCGTAGATGTGCGCCAGCGCCTCGCGCTGGTAGTCGTGGGGCACGAACGTGCGGGTCACTCAATCCTCCGTCGTTGCTGCCGCATCACTGCCAGACGCAACGTCAGGTTGCAAGCCCTTTCTCACGATTTCGACAATTCGGTCGACATCCTCCACAGTGCGTGCGGTGAATACGGGAATATCCGCCGCAGCCATGCGGCGCACCTCGCGATCCTGCAGCGTGCTGAACTTGTCATCGCCCGCCTTCACCTCAACAAAAGCGGCGCGGGGCCAGCTCCACCAGATGAAGCAGTCGGGGCAGCCGCGCCGCCCCTCCCACCGCACCTTGCGGTACTGGCCCCCGCTTTCCTGCACCCGCTTTTTCAGGCGATCCTGCAGCTTGCCCGCTGGCGTCACGGCAATTCCTCCCGCCCGTGGGTGAGCGTTCGCACCCTGTTGCCTTCCAGCGGCAGCTGCTCGCGCCACGTGTCCGACCACGGCCCCCGGATCGACAAAACCCAGCTTCGCGGCGTCTCGCTCGACACCTTGTGAAAATCAGACCTACGGGTGATGAAGGGTAGCCAACTTGGGGTATACCTTCGCACACTTTTCGAATTGGCGAATGTCTCCTGCAGCCGTCCGGCCAGCAGCCACGAGACGCAGTTGAACGCGTGCTCGTGATACGCCTCTCGGCTCGGCCCGTCGAAACGCAGCAGAACCACAGTGACGAGCCTCTTGCTTTCGATCAGGAAATAGCCGGTTACTGTGCTCTCGCCGCCGCCGTCTTTCATCCGTTTCAGTAGCTTCACCGCATGGGTCTCCCTGTTACGGTTGGAACACGCCGACGCGGAACGCCTCTGCCGACTGCTCCGCCCGCCACTGGACCGTCCGCGCGTCCTTTTTCAGCCCGACGGCCTCCTGCGATGCCTCGTCGATGTTGGTGTAAAAAGCTTCGCCCAGCTCGCCCGTCATCGGGTCGAACACAACAGCGCCCAGCGACCGCAGCATACTGCCCGGCTGCGTGCCCCAAGTTTCCAGATCGACCATCACGTGTGCCATAAATGTTTCTCCTCAGTCCTTTTTGTATCGGTACGTCGTGAAGCCCGCCGCTGCCAGCGGCAATCCGAGAGACCACGAAGGGTTGGTCGCCATAAGCCGCGCCAGCCCCTCGTGGGTGAAGTCATCGGTATCCGGCGTTTCGCATACAAGCTCGTCGTGTACACGAATGCAGACCGGATACCCTGCGGCCTCAGCGCGGCGCACGCCATCCATGAACACGTCGCGCGCCACGGCCTGCACGATGTTCTCGAAGAACTTGCCGCCATAGCTCTGGATCGAGCCCCACTGCTTCGTGTACTGGTTCGTGCCGGAGTACCAGATGCTGCCAGTCTCGTCGATGTAGGCGTTTGGGTAGGACAGGTAGCGTCCGCTCGGCAGCTTGATCCGCAGCCAGCCCTCGGCGTTGACGGCCATCCGCAGCGGCCCCACTTCGTGGATCGCGCCCGGCTCGCGGATCGAGGCGCGCACGGCCGCTTCCAGATCGTACCAGAAGTTACGAATGCGGGGCTGCGCCCGCCGCCACGCGCGGACAATCTCTTCTACCTGTTCGTCGGGCAGCACGACGCCATAAGCAGCGGCCATCGCGTTGAACGCGCCAGCGCCACCTTGGTACTGCAGCGCCAGCTCCTGCACCTTGCCGATCTGGCGCATCATGCCGTCGCCGTGTTTCTTGTTGGCGATGACCTCTTCGGGGGTGATGTTGAACGAGCGGGCGTACGCGAGCACGTACAAGTCATGGCCGGTCCCCGCGTCGAAGTCGCGGAAGGCCTGCAGCTTCCACTCCTCGTTGGCCAGCCACGCGGCCACGCGGCCTTCGATGTTCGAAAGGTCGGCGATCACCAGTTTCTTGCCCGGCGCAGCCACCAGCGCGCTGCGTACGGCGCTTGAGCACAGCTCGCTGACGTTGTCGAAGACCAAGTCCTCGCAGTCGTGCAGCATCGCGTCGATGCCCGCGTCGATCTGCGCGCCGCTCATGCTGGGGCGCGGAAGGTTCTGGGGCTGAAAGATGCGTCCGGCGTCGCGTCCGGTGCGACCGGCACCGCAGAACTGAATGATGCCGCGCAGGCGGCCGTCGCTGTTCGCGGCGTCGAGCAGCACGCCGTACTTGGCGGGCGATGTAGCGGCGGCCTGCCGGCGGATTTCCAGCAGCTCGCGCACCTTCGGCGGCAAGTCGCCCTTGAGCAGCGCGTCCAGCGTGCCCTTCGTCAGATCAGCGACGGGGAAGCCGCAGTCATCGCGCAGATAGTCGATCAGCTTCTGCCGCTGCGTGGCTGATGTCACCTTGCCCTCGGTCAGCGCAGTGATGCGGCGCGCCAACTCGGCCACGGCGCGGTCGAAGGCGCGGATAGCCGCAGCGGCCAGCGCCTTGTCTACCGCTATGCCTCGGTCGTTCATCCGCTGATCGAGGGCCCACAGCTGCCGCTCGGCGTCGGTGTAGTTCCAGCGCGGCAGGCGCTTGTACAGGTAGCGCATGGCCTCGATGTCCGATGCGGCGTAGCCGATGAACTTCTGCCAATCCTCGGGGTGCGTCTCGCGGGTGGCGCGGGTCAGCTTGCGGTTCTTCGGCAGCGGCTTCGTGAACAGGTGGATCAGCCGCTTGCCGTCCTTGTCCTTCGCCTTGTCCTGCGGGATGCCCGTCGCCTCGCCCAGCGCGCCCAAGCCCGCCGGCAGGCTGTGCATCAGCGCCATGACCATCGTGTCGTCGATCTTGTCGATGGGGATCACGACGGCGTGGCGCGCCAGCACGGTGCGGTCGAAGTTGCTGTTGTGGATAACGACGCGGTCGGCGTGGTCGACCATCTGCTGCAGCTCGCTGCGCCAGTGCGGCCGATCTTGAGTATCCCACACCTCGACCGGCTCGTCGTTCCACGCATACGGCACGAGCATCACTTCCGCCTCTTCGGCGTAGCGGTGCGCGCCATGCGTGATGGGTATGGCCGAGAAGGTCTCGGTATCAAGGAACAGGGTGTTCACAGCGTTCTCCTCCGCTTCGGTGAGCCGCGCGCCGCAGATCAGCAACGCGGGAGGAGAACCGCAACGCAGCGCGCGGCTCGCCGAAGAGGAGGATAGGGCGGCGGGCCTGTTGCCCCAACTTCCGCCGCCCTATCCCGTTGCCTATAGCCTCAAATCAGATCGAGGCCAAGAGCATTCGCGTACGTCTCGAGGATCATCTGCTGCTCCCGCCGGTCGTCCGGCTTCATCTTCCGCAGCGCAATGATCTTCCGCATGGTCTTGACGTCGTAGCCGACCGCCTTGGCTTCCGCGAAGACGTCCTTGACGTCATCCGCGATGGCCTTTTTCTCTTCCTCAAGGCGCTCGACGCGCTCGATCAGGAGGCGGAGCCGATCATCGGCTCCGCTGTTGTGTCCTGCGCCGCTCACAGAAGGTCTTCCGCGCTGGCCTTCGGCTTGGCGTAGGCAGCGAAGTCTTCCCTCGATGCCGGAGCCGCGCCGCCGCCGACGTTGGTGCCCTCGCCGGTGGTCATCACACCGCGAAGGGTGCAGTTGATGCGACGGCCCCACTTGTTGTCCTGCGCCCAAATGTCAAGCGAGGCGTGGACGACGGCACCGCTGAACGCCAGACGCTCGATGTCGCCCTTGGCGGTCAGCTCTTCGCCGTACTGGTTGACGACGGTCGGCTGCGTGCTTGCGTTGCGGGCCGACAGGTAGTGCGCGCCTTCGAAGCCGGCGTACGGTTCGCCGGTTTTCTTCGACTTGTACACCTTCTCGGTGAAGCAGACCTTGCCGTCTTCCACCAGCATGGCGAGGATCGCCTCGCCCTTGTCTTCCCACTTCTCCTTCGCCACGGCCAGCATCGCGGCCTTGATCGTCTTGTGATGATCGCTGTTCGGCTTCACGGGGAACTTCGCGCCATACGCCGGTTCGCCTTCGCCGAAGGCCTGCGGGGTAGCCAGCGCGGGGAACGCCATCGTGATGTTTTCGAGCATGATCTGCATATTATCAGTCCTCAGTTCTCAGTTTTAACAAGGCTGCGAAAATCATCCACAGCCGACTTGAAGGACATCTCGTCCCTCTTATCCGTGGCGTGAACCACAGATGGCTTGCCCGCAGAGCGCGTAGTCAGCTTGTCCAGCTTCTCCCAGCGACGCGGGGTATTACCTAGCAATTTCTTGGCTTGCGACGGGCTAATCAGCTTCCAGTCGTACATCTCCTCGTTTCGCAGTCTAAAGCTTTTCATCAGCTTTGCAACAGCTGTTTCATCAGTCCACTGCGCGTTGCCCTTCCGGCCCTGCACCAGCTTGTAGCCGGCAACCGGCTTGCCGTTCAGCAGGCGGCGCTCGGTCTCCTCGCGGACGGCCTTGCACCACAGCTCGATCAGCGCCACCTTATCCATCGCGAGCGACAGGTAGTCCGCTTCCGTCGTGTCGGTCACGGCCACCGGCATGAACTTCGCGAAGTCCGACACGCTGGCGCGGCCGACGGTATCCGCCACCTCGCGCCGCAGCGCGGGGCATACCGACTTGGCGCGGCAGAACTTGCACTGCTTCTGGCCCGGCTGCAAGTAGGCCTCGGCCCACTCAGCCTTCGGCATGACGCCATGCTGCGCGGTGGCCTCGTCCACCCGCGCGGCGGCGTCTGCCACGTCACCTCGGAACGCCTCAAGCTGCGCCGTCGCGACGTGGAACTCGCCCACGTGGTTGAGGCGCGGCTGGTGGATCAGCATGGACACTTCGTCGAAGTCGCCCAGCAGGCTGTAGTGGTCGGTAGCCGCCAGCGCATACATTTGCAGCTGAGGGTTATCGAGCGCGTCCACCTTGACGCCCATGCCATATTTCAGATCGACGATCTTCAACGCGCGCGTGGCGACGTTGAGGATCACCGCGTCAGCAGTGCCGCCTGCATCGTCCTCGCCGGTCAGCTGACTGATCGGCAGCCGCTGCTCTACCAGCAACTCGCCGCCGGCCGCCTCCTGCCGTACCAGATTGACGTAGTCCTGCACGTGCTTCGCCATGTCGATGTCAACAGTGAACGTGTTGTCGCCGACTTCGATCTTCGCGCCGATATGGTCGATGGCCTTACCGCCACCCAGCAGCACCCGCGCAGCAAGCTCGTGCGCGGCAGTGCCCTCGTCAGCGAAGATGGTGGAGCCGTTCGGGAACGGCTCCTCCAACACAATGCTGCCGGGGCAGGGCATCCAGCGGTGCGCGCCGGAAGGCCCAAGCGTGGCATGAGCAGCCATCAACCAATGTCCTCGATGCGGGTGATGAACTCGCCCCACTGCGCCTCCGGCAGCTGCGATGCGCGGCCGACACCAAACTCGGTCAGCACCGCCTCGACAGCCTCGCGGCCATGCTGCTCAACCGCCCGCAGGACGGCAGGCATCACGTCCGCCGTGAAGTCGATGGCGGGAGCGTCAGTCGCCGAGGAGCTGCCAGTATCGGCGCTGTCCGACGGGGCACTCGCAGAAGTATCCGGCGTGGAGGCCTCCTCCGTGGCAGCGGTCGCAGGCTCCCCCACCGGTGCGGCCTCGGCAGTCGGCACCGGATCGGTCGCCTTGCGGCGCGTGCGCTTCGGTGCGGCCTGCTCTGCCGGCTCAACCGGCGTGACGGTCACTTCTGCGCCGGTGCTGGCCTGCACGACGGCAATGCCCATGAGGCTGCGCCCGATGGCGAGCAGCTTGTCCGCCACTTCGGGGATGCTGCCGCCGGTAACTTCGATCTTAATCATGTCTCAATACTCCTCGTAGCGCGTTGGGGATGTCTCTTCCTTAAGCCGCTCGGCCAGCGCGATGCACAGCTCGATGCTCGGCTCGTACTTGGCGGCTTCGATCAGATCAGTGTTGCTCTTGCAGCGCCAATAGTCGCGGTCTTTTTGCATTGTCTCCTCCTCCTCAGAAATTCCACGGCTTCGCGCCGTACTGCTTGGCCAGCTGGCGGGCTTCCCGCTTGCTGGCGACGTTGAAGCCGATCACCTTCCAGCGACGGCCGTCGATGATGCGGTTGATGGTCAGCACAGCGGAGCGAGTGGCGCTCCGCTGCGTGAACTCGGCTGCCAGAATGCCGAGCATGGCTCAGGCCTTCCGCTCAGTGACGCGGACGCTGGTGTAGCCGCGACGGGTCTTCATGTTCTTGCTGAACCAGCGGCCGTCCACGCCCATCGAGCGCAGCTTGGTTTCGGCGGCCTTGGCATCGAGCGTCTTGGTGTCGGCGACGACCGAGACGGCGGCGCGGAAGGCGTCGCCTTCGTACACGCCGGCACCGGCGATAGCGATTTCGGCTTCCAAGAACTTGGCGATTTCGGTCAGCCGAGCGATTTCGGCCTTGACCTCGCCCAGCCGGTCGACCGGCGAGATGGGGGTGATGGTGGCGACAGATGCCATGTGACTTCTCCTCGTTGTGGGGGTTGCTGTCCCCGTTGTTGGTAGAACCTATATGGGCGTGCAATCACCAGATTGCAAGCCCCTATTTGCAAAAAACTGCAAATAGGTGGTCACTCGTAGAAAACGATGATCCCACCGTCGACCTTGAGCGGCCCGTCCTTCTCGCGGCTGATCGAGTGCAGCGCACGCGCCACCATCTGCCGGCGGGTGTCCCGCTTGCCCTCTTCCGGCTTGGGCATCAGCTCGACGGCCTTGCTGATAAGGTGCTCGGTCGTCACGACGTCGTTGGGGCCGAACAGCTCCATCACCTCGAGGATGTGCGTCTCGACGGTGCCCCTGCGCTTCACGCCCTTGCCTTCCTTCGCCGCAGGCTTCGGCACCTCGTCGACCGGCGTCACCACGCACGACGTTATCGGATCGCCGTCGGCGTCAAGCCCGAGCATGACGGTATCCAGCTTGAAGCCCCAGCGCGCGCCGTCGGAGCCGTCCTTCTGCTTGCGTACGGCAATCTCGCGGATAGGGCTGTCCTCGTGGCGGATGACCTCGATTTCAGCGTCCATCGCGGCCTTGAAGCCGGACCAGCCGCGCGCCCCGCGCGTGGCGTCCTTGCCCGAGTGGTGAACCAGCAGCACGGTCGCGCCGGTGGCGGTGCTGATGACGCGGCAGTGTACCAGCGCCTTGCCCATGTCCTCCGACGTGTTCTCGTTCGCGCCGGGGGTCACCTGCGCCAGCGTGTCGATGACGATGACCGACACTTCGCCGACGGCCTTGATCGACGCCACCAGCTCGGCGATGTCATCGTCCTCGAGGATGTTCGGCGGTACGGTGATGAGACCGATGTCGAGCTGGTCGGCGGGCACGCCGATATGCGAGCACAGCGCCTGCACGCGGTTACCGAAGCCACCCGCGCCTTCCGCCGCCACAACCAGAACGCGGCCCTTGCGCGTCTTGTGGCCGCGCCACGGCGTGCCGGTGGCGATGGCCGCAGCCATGTCCAGAACGACGAACGTCTTGCCCGAGCCCGAACCGCCGTAGACGGCGCACAGATCGGCCGCCGGCAGGACGCCCTTAATCAGCCATTCGGTCGGCTTGGCGCGCGTCGCGGCCAGTGCCGAATGCACGGGGAACTTGCCTTCCCAGCCGTCCGGCGTGCGCGCGCCGCCGGTGGGCTCGTGCCCCTCGAGCAGACTGTCCGCGCGGGCGGCGATACTGTCGACCGTCGCCGGCACCTTGGCGGCTTCCTGCGCCATCCGGATCACGGTGGCCATAGTGACCTGCTTCTGGCCCAGCCCCTTGCGGCGCTCGAAGCTATCCCACTGGCCGCGCAGGGCTTCCTCGCTCGGGTACTTGTAGCCGGTGGCCGACCAGCTATCCCACAGCAGGAAGCCGTCGTCGCTGCCGTCCGTCTCGTGGTGGATGGCCATACCGACCTTGATCCAGTCGTCGCGGCCGACGTCCGGATCGAGGCTGCTGACCAGCTCGGCCATACGCTCCGGCGTGAGGCCCAGCTTTGGCTCGCGCCCCGCCATGAAGTCGCTCGGATCGCCCGCCTTGGGCGCGGCGCTGCCGAAGCGGCGCTCGCACAGCTGCGTCAGCTCCGGCGTCGGTGCGCCCAGCGTGTCTTCCAGCCCGACCAGATCGACGTGCGGCAGGATGTTGCCGGTGATGGTCACGAAGCCGGACGAGGAAAACGTCTCGAAGCCATAGTCCACGGCGGTCGCGTGCGACTTGCGATTGCCGAAGTCGCCGCGCACGATGGCACGCACGCCGGTGCCGCTGGGGCTATACTCGGCGTAGGTCGCGCCGATGGCTTTCAGCACCTCCGGATCGACCACGCCGTCGCGGACGCAGTGGTCGAAGTCCAGCGCGCAGATACCGTTGCCGTCGAGGGCTGCGAAACCGACGCCGTCCATGCCGCGCTTCGCCGCCTCGGCCTTGGCCACGGCGAACGTCGTCAGCTTGGCGCGGTCCTCTGGCGCGCCCTGCCGTCCCGCCCGGCGTCCGCCGAACGAATAGTAGGGCACCTTCAAGGGCTTGCCGCCGTCGAGGTTGCCTTCGAACCGCCACGTCAGCCAGATCGGCAGATCGCGCAGCGGTGCGGGGGCGTGAATGTCGGCCACTTGCGGCGCGATCTTGGCCACGTTGCTCGCCACGGTGCCCCTACGCGCGGTGCGCGGCCAGCATCATGCGGGCGGCGTTGGCCATCTTGGGGTCTACGATGAACAGCGCGGGCACGCCGTGGCGGCGCTCAATCTCGAGCGCGCGGTCCAGCGGCACCGCGCCGCGACGCTTCCACGCGTACACGGCTTGGTGCGTCACGCCGTGAATGCCGCAGAACTTGCGGATGCCGCCGGCGCGGGTGATCGCGGTGTCAATGTGCGTGACGCGCTGCTGCTTCTCGGTATTGCTCATGCCGCCTTCGTCCCTTCGATTGCGTGACGAAAGCCGGTCATGTGCAGCCCCCACACCCGTTCGTTCTTCATGTGGGCGCTACGCAGCGCCTGCAGTTCCGCGTCGATGACGCGCAGTTCACGTTCCAGCTCGTCGCGCTTCGCGAATGCCGCAGCCGCACGGGCGCGAATTTCATGGTTGGTCATGCTGCTTTCCTCATTGTTGCTTCACCCCCATCGCACGCGCAATCCGAGATTGCAACCCTGTGCTGCGAAAATTCTTCGCGGGCGCGCTTGAGGATGTCCATCGCCGTGTCGGACGCGCCCCACAGCTCCTCGAACCGGAGCGCGGCGCTGCGCGCCGCCGTGCCCGAGATACCGAAAAACGTGCCCACGGTGCGGTTCGGCAGCCCGACTTCCCGCGCCACGCACATGGCCAGAGAGCACAGCATCCGGCTGTACACGTCGAAGGTGCGGGCGGTCAGCACGGCCTGCGCGTCTTCGCTCGCCGCGTGGCACACGAACTTGAAGACGTCCGCCACAGTCGGCCGCCAGAATGTGTTCTTGGCGTCCAGCGTGCTCGCCAGCTCGGCCACCTTCGCTGCGAAGTCCGGATCGCGTTCGGCCATGTATTCGGCGCGGGCGACGCCGTGCGCCACGCTCTTGCGGTCGCGGCCTGCGGCCTGCCCGATCTTGGCGTAGGTCCACCCGCGCTGGCGCAGGGCCAGATACATCGCGAAGCGGGCCCGCGTCAGGAACGCGAAGCGGAAGTCGCGGATAAGATCGCGCGGGTGTACGTCGAACAGGGCCGCCGTCGTAGTTATGATGTCAGTTCGAATGGTCATTTTTCTCTCAACAATGCAATCGGATCGAGGCCCAGCGTATCCGCCATGCACTCAACGAACGACAGGGTGGGGTTGGGCTTGGAGCCGGTTGTTACGCGGCGTATGTAGCTCTCGCTGTAGCCCGACACGCTGGCGATGGCTTTTCGCGGTCGCGGATCGGCGTTCAGCGCCGCGCCAAGATTGGCGCGGAAGGTGGCGGGCAAGCTCAATCCTCGTCTCCCAAATACTCAAGAACGCGCCACATGGCCGTGATGTCCTTCGCGGCAGCATCGCGATCCGCGTCGCTGAACCTGAAATCCGCCTCCGTTGCAAGGGCATAGTTGATATGCCGATGCAGCCACTCGCGCACGATCTTGTCGGCCAGATCGGGGTCAACGGGGATGGCGTATGCAAGCTCGGTCATGTCAGGTAGCCTTGTGGCTGGCGCGCGCGACCAAGCTGGACACGATGAAGAACACGATCATGAGAACGGCGTTCCCCTCCCGCTGCCCCATCGTCCAGTGCAGCACGTTGATGTCGGCCATGACGTACGCGCCCAGCAGGTATGCGAGGACGGGCCCTGCTGCGGCGATTGCGATTGTTCTTGTCATTTCTTCCACTCCCCTGCTTCGATGGCGGCAGTGATAAACGTAGTTTCATCCCTGCCGGTGGCGTCCGCACCCCACGCGCGAAGGGCTTCGTTTCGCAACCAAGCCACGATCCCCGCGACGGTTTCGGCTTCGGCCTGTTCGCGGTGGCGGGCGAAGGCTTGGGCGGGTGATCCTACACGCATGATGGCATCGCGCTGTGCCGCAGCCGCAGCATCGCGGTCTGCTTGTGTGATTGTGGTCATGGGTAAACCTTTCCGCCGATCTTGAAAGGACGCCGTGGATCAACAGCCTGCGGTAGCCGCTCGACCGGCATTTCAGGGTAGCAAGTACAGTCCTGCCAATCGTTGCCGCCGAAGCTCCCATCTCGGTAGAAGCCATATTCTTCTCGGCGCAGATAGAAGCCTTGGCCCTTGCAGCGGGGGCAATCTGGATGGTGGTATGGACTACTCATCACGCGCCCTCCCCGATCTTGGCCCACTGGTATCCACGGGCCTTCATCGCGGCGCGAAGTTTCTTCGCTACATAGTTTTCAATTGCGTCTAGCGTAGCCAGTTCGCAGTCCTTGATCGCCTCAACCAGCGGATCGACCGGCTTGGGGGCGGGGCGGCGCAGATCATCTGCGATGGCCTGAAAGTCCTTCACCGCCGCAATCGGCATGGCATCACGATGGACGCCAAGGGCGATCAGGATGCGTTCCTCCGGCTTAATCGTCATGGTTGCCTCCTAGGGCTGCGCGGGCTTCTTCGACCGGCCACGCAGGAACGCGGTTGTAAACGCTGGCCCTGATCTGCGCCTCGATGGTCATTCCGCAAGGGCCTCCGACCGGGACCAGCTTGCCTTCGTCGCACGCTGCTAGAAGGTTTCGCAAAGCCCCCTCCAACTCCTCCACCCGCGCTTGCAGGGCTGCGGTGCTGGCGATGCGGTGGCGCTGGAACGATCTGACACGCCGGTCATCGTTGTGCTTTGCGTCCAGCAACGGCTTGCAGAAAAACGCCTGCGCAGCCGCATCCCTATCCGCTTGTGTCGGCTCAGTCATCCAACCATCTCCTTGAACTTAGCTTCCTGTGCGTCCCGAGCGGCGTCCCCAGCGGCGTCCCCAGCGGCGGCCCCAGCGGTCCAAGCGGCGGCCCAAGCGGCGTCCGTAGCGGCCCGAGCGGCGGCCCAAGCGGCGGACCGAGCGGCCCAAGCGGCGTCCGTAGCGGCCCGAGCGGCGACCTCAGCGGCGACCAACTCCTCTTCGGTAGCCTCGCCGTTCGCATAACGCTCTGCCACGTCGAGCGCGGCTACGGAGCGCGGGTCGGTCATCATGTGCTGCACCTGTCGCGCACACCAGACTGCGTACAGCCGGATTTCGCGGTCGCGGCCTTTGACGGCACGCAGGCACCACAGCGCATCGTCCAGTCCGTTACTCTCAAGGATCGTCAGCAGCGTGACGGGGGTGGTTGCGTCATCAGCGTGAAGGCCGGTGAACTTCCGCAGTTTCTGCCACCCTCTGGTGCAGGGGCGGTGCGCGTAGATGTCGGCCATTGTGACGGCCCACGGTGCGGTGTCGGGCATTGCAGTTTCTCCTCTGCGTTGTTGCTTCCCCTCACATAAGGCCTATAGGCCCGCAATGCAACCCCTTAGTTGCAAATAACTTTCACCGTGGTGAAAGCGTCAGTTGGGATATGGACGACGGCCTCGATGTCGCGCGGGTCGCCGCGATCAGTCCGGCCGCCCTCGGCCACCTCGTGCTCGACCGGCAGCAGGACGTAGGCCAGCTCGTCGCGCCACTGCACCAGCAGCACCGACTTGAAGCCGTGGTCGCGCCACGCCAGCAGCGCATCGTACTTGGCCTTGCCTATCATGTACGTGTCATAGGCGCGCCGGCGCACCTTGCGCTGCTTGAACTCGACAATCGTCCGCGCCTCGCCATCCTTCATCAGCACCGCGTCGGCGCGCGAACGCAGCGGCATCTTGGCCGACGTGCATTGTAGCACCTCGCACAGCGTGGCAATGGCCACGGCTTCATTCCGTAGATCGTCGGCGGTCTCGTACAATCGCATGGGGCGCTCACAAAAAGAGGGGGCCGCGATAGTACCGCAGCCCCCTCCGTTGTGCAATCGCTTCGGCGGTCAATTCAGCGTGTCGACCTCGTGGACCTCGCCGCCGGACATCTTGGTGTAGGCGATCATGGCTTCATACAGAAGGCCCGCCATCGTGGTGCCAATCTGGTTGGACACGTCGATGCTGACCACTTCCCGCATCTCGCCGTCGACGACTTCATAGACGACGGCGCGGTCCTCATCGTTGGGGTCCATGTCGAAATGGACTTGAGCACGGATCATATGTGCTTCTCCTCAGAAAATGAGCGCGGAATTGCGCTCGGCAATCAGATTACACAGGTACTGCGACATGACGGTCGGCGTGGCCACCTCGTGGCTGCAGTAGACCGGCAGGCCCGCAATGCGCGACTTGCCGTCCCAGCCCTCGAGCTGGCGCTCGAACCATACCGGCAGAACCAGCACATAGGGGCCGCCTGCGCCCGTTGCGGCCAGCGCGTCATGCACGGTGCGCTCAAGGCGCTCCATCGGCGTCACGACGGCGTTGCGGAGCCACGAGCCGTTGCCGCTGTAGATCGTGCCGGCCATCACGCGGCCTCCTCTTCACCGATCAGATCAGACAGGCGCTTCCCGCTCGGCAGGAAGAAAAAGCGCGGGTTGAACGGGCCCCACTTCTTAGCGTTCGGGCCGATCAGGCTACCTTCGCGGGCGCGGCCGGCCCACACGGCGATGCAGTCCTGTTCCAGATCGACGGCGGCGTTGTACACGTCGCTGTCGGCCGCGATGATCGCGTGGACCACGACGGTCGGCTCGCTGTCACTCTCGACGACGGTGGCGAACGTCGGGTAAGCGATGATGCCGTTGGCGTGCAGGGCGGCGAAGACCTCGTCGATGTCGAAGGTCTTGCTGCCGTCGCTGCTGACCATGCCCACGTTGATGATTGCGTCGTACACTGAACTCTCCTCTGCGTTGCTGATGCCCCCTTCTACCATGCTGGCTGGGGTATGCAACAGCTAGTTGCACTTAGGTGTTTGCGCTGAATGCTGACGTCAGAACAGCCCACCCGAGGATCAGCGCGAAGTACGCGGCCACGCCGATGCTGCCGCCGACGAAGGCACCGAAGGTTGCGGCGAAGAACAGCAGGTCGGCGAGGCTGTGACGCGGGGCGAACAGCCAGCGGACGAGCGTCTTCACTGCACCACCTCCTCGGTCACCGTAGTGGTGACCTTCACGATCCGGACCTCGCCGGTGTAGGGGATGCGGTCACCGGCGATTGCAGCGATGTCGTTGCGCTGCTGCACCCACCGGCGCGCGTCAGCCGCCCATGTGCGCGCCTGCTCGACATCGGTAGCGCCAGTGCGGACGTCGATCCATACTGTACCGTCAGTGTACGGGCGGATGAACTCGTACTCCGCTGAGTACGTCGTGCGGGTCTTGGTCGGGGTCATGTCGGTCTCTCCTCAGTAGCGATCTTCGGCGCGCAGGTCGGCCAGATAGTCGCCGTATGCAGCCTGTGCGTCGTACCAGTCTTCATCGACGCGGTCGAAGCACGCGGCCAAGATTTCGGCGTCTTCGGCGGGGGTGGTCGGGAAGTCGGCACCGTCCAGCTGGACGCTGTCAATCTCGACGTCACGGCCCACGGCGATGTAGCCGACCTCGACGTAGAACTCGTCGTCGCCGCGCGTGATGGTGTGTTCGAAGGTAACGTACATGGCGGTGTCTCCTCACTGCGTTGCTGATGTCTCCTCATACCAGCTCCGCAGCAGACTGCAACGTCTAATTGCACACTGTGGTTACTGCGTAGCCGCGATGCGGCGCAGCAGCGCCAGCTGCTCGCTGCCCAACGGCCACAGCGTCGATCCCGCATTGGCGTGAAGCCACGTACGCAAGGCGCTGTGACTGATGCCAAGCAGGACGGCCGTCTCCTCGCGGGACAAGCCGTCGCTGACGGCGGCGAGAATGCGCGCGGCGCGCTTGGCCCGATTGCCGTCTTTCGCGCGCTTCACCCAGAACTTGGAGCCAGCGGCCTTGCGGCGGAACGCGGCGCGCGCGGCGCGCAGCTTGGCAATCTCCTCGGCGGTCATTTCTCCCACCTTTTCTGCATGGCCTTCCACGCGCTGCGGGCCTCGCTCAGCCATTGCGCGTAGGTCAGGCGGTTGATGTACGGGACCATGACGCTGTGCGTCTCGAAGCGGTTGTTCGCGGGATCGTCATGGATGAAATACTGGTAGCCCTCGCCACAGTGCAGCTCGAGGGGGATGCCCTCCTTGGCTACCTGCCGGTTGACGATGGCGCGCTGTGCGGTGG